TGGAATTGTAGCGTATAGGGCTGACATTATCAAGCCGACACGCCGTATAGCGGTAGGGTTAGGGTGTGAGTTATCTCACACGCCAATTTGTCCACATAGGCAGACGCTCAGGGTCGGTATCATCATACCAACGCTCTATGTTCTGCTCGCAATCTTGGCAGAAAGTGTATTGAGTATCCAATACTTCTGAGATAGCAGACTTCATAGGGTTGTGCTCTCGGCACATTGTGTTTAGTGTAATCATTTGACTACCTTTCTTGTTAATCACCTTGATTAACTCTTATGTCTTAAGACTATCATGGGGGTCTGACAAATTTCAACTCGCAAAACGGACATTAGGGACAAATTAAAAAAATAGTTAGTGAGATAGGTCACATTTAGGCATGTATGTGCGGTCTATCTAGACAAAACGGACATTAAAATAGTGTGTATCGTACAAGATAAAAATATATTAACATTTTCTGAAATCTGAAAAAGCTTGACATCGAAAATATAAATAGTATAATTTTTCTAGGGGGGTCGGGGGGTCAGTAAATCAATAAATAATAAATATTAAATATATAGTAAGACCTAAGACCTAAGATCAAGTGATACAACCAAAAAAAATATTTTATTAACATTTTACTATATTCAAAATAATAGTCAACTAGAATAATACTGATATAATTAATCATATGGTTGAAAAAATAATATGGCAGACACATAAGTTTAAATATGAAGACCTGCCAGAGATATATCTAAAAAACTCTAAAACCTGGATAGAAGGTTTGCCAGGTTGGGAGTACAGATACTTTTCAGACATAGATGTAGAAAATTTTATAAAAGAATTCTATCCTCAATACCTAACTATATATAATTCAATAAAGCCAGGGATGTACAGGGCAGATATTTGGAGATACCTAGTTGTATATAAATATGGCGGTATATATGCAGACATGGATAGCATCTACTCAGAAGATGGCATGCACGGAGAAGAGTGTTTCCCATGCAAAATGTTTTTAAAGTCTTATCCTATAGAATTTAGCGGGAAACTCAATGTTTGCGTAGAGCATGAAACAAACGGTGCAATAAGAGATGTCTTTACACAGGCAGTATTTATGGCGGGAGCAGGGGATCCAGTACTAGGACAAATTATTGAAGAGATGTTTAGAAAACTAAAAGAGATATCAAATAGCATATACGAAAATACTCCAGACTTTGTATGGATATTAGCTACAGGACCAGAAATGTATACAAATGTTGTAAATAAAAATTTAGACAAAGTAAACCTTGCATGTTTTCCAGCAGAGCATGGAGAATTTCATAAAGATGAAGTAGATATAGATATTCATCTAACTTGGAATATTGCAGTCGACTAGAATATAGAGTACAATAGATACATGAATACGATATTTGCAATAGCCGTAGTAGCAGTAATAGTTTTTATACTAGGTACTGTTTCATACATAATACGCTAGTCCCTAGGGGATATAGCTTAATTTGGTTAAAGCACTTGTCTTATATACAATAGATTCTGGGTTCAAATCCCAGTATCCCTACTTGGAGGAAATATGAATGAAGTAAGAGTGCCAGATGAATGGCCAAGACATAAGAAGATCAAGTTTCTTATTGTCACTATTATTATAGTAGCTTTGTTTGTTTTGTTAAGTATATAAAATGGAAATGTTTAATTACGATTTAATCAAACTTCATCCTAATTTTACACAGATTGAAGAAAACGTCTGGGTAATTAAAAACTTTATCTCAGATGAAATTTGCGACTCACTTGTTGAGTATGCTGAATCTCAGCCAGAAGAAAAATGGTGGGAAAGAAATAAAAGAGAATGGTGGCATGGCAAATTTTTGTTTGCTGCTGAAAACGACAGAATAATTAAAACCTTTATTGATATTAAAGAAGAAATAGCAAAGTTATTTACAGAAGACTGGTTTCTCAGCGATATGGCCTCTATCCATAGAATGCAAAAAGGAGAAGGCATGTTTGAGCATTCAGATAATCCAACAGAAAGTATGGGCAGAAACAATTTTGTAGAACTATCGTTTGTTCTCTATATAAGTGATTTTGAGGGCGGAGAGATATACTATCCAAAAATCCCAATGGAATATAAGTCGGAAAAAGGAGATCTTCTTATACATCCAGGAGTTGGAAGATACTTCCATGGGGTACATCCAGTAACTAGTGATGCAGTCCGATATGTAACAACAGCTTTTGCATACGATAGAAGAGTTAAAGAGCTTAGGGATAAAGGTCTAGTATATGAGGATGTTAATTCTGGTCAACCAATAAATGAAATTACTGAAGCTCAAGCAACTGGAGAGAATGGACCATTAAATGAATAAAATGTGGAAAATGTTAGGACTGCTTGCAACTCTTGTACTTTCAGGTGCTTTGCTAAATCAAATTTTAAATTTGGCGGGGGATTTAGAAATCTTTGATTTTGATCTAAATGAAGACATTGATAAGGATATATCCTAATGTCAAAGATCTATATGTTTGGAAACTCCCATGTATCTAACTATGCAGCATCTCTTGAATACTATGGTAATCCGTATACCTTAAAGTGGAGATCTTTTAATTCCGCCAGTCCTGAGCCATTTTATGGAAATATTAAGTTAAAGGAAATTACATTCTCTTGGCTCATACCTTCGGCTGCATGGACAACTGTAGAAGATCCAAGTATTTTAGAAAAGATGTCAGAAGGCTTTGACATACAAGAAGACGACATTGTAATTGTACATTGGGGAGATCAAGATATATTAAGACATCTACCAGGACATAAAAATGAGATGTACTTGGTACAAGCATATATAAACCGTATAAAGGATCACTTTAAGTGTAGGGTCATTTTTCTTGAGCCCGTCCCAATTCCTGAAGAAAGCTTTGTATGTCCAATAGAAGACTATAAGTTTGTTTATTCAAGGGAAGATATTATTGAAGCTTATGATAACTTTGTTAAAATTTTGCGTGAAGGTGCAGAAACAATATCTATACAAAATAACATCATATCTTCATTTAATCTAACAGAAAACGAAACAGATGATGGAGCTCATTTAAACCAAGAATATTCTAGAAGCCTTATAGCCCACATAAGAGGCGTTCTTGATGTCTGAGTATGGGTCGCATCCTCAAAATGGCTTAAATCGGCTACAGAAGACTTATGAGATATATGAGGTTCTTCTTCCGCGCCGCACTTTTCGCACTTTCACTATATCAACACCAATTGGGATAGAGTAATCATATGGAACTAAATAAAGAATACATATCTGGTGATATATGGAAGATAGAAGACTTCATAACCGAAGAAGAGTGTTCAATAATAATGAATGACTGTATAAACGAAGACTGCTGGTTTGGAGACCCAGGAGCTTTTGAAAATGGCAACAAATCAGAGTTAACAGAAAGCGCAAAAGAAACTTTATCTAAAATAAATTTAAGAATTATAGCAACTATGAATAACGATAACGAAATGGCCAATGCGGTAGACATGATTCAAAGAATGACTATTAATAGCGGACCAAATGAAAAATGGGCTCTACCTCCCCATACAGACACTCATGATGGAGGAGATAGTCTTCATGTAACTAGGGGTTATGTACTGTATTATAATGATAATTTTGAAGGTGGAGAGATTATGTATCCAAATCAAGGAATAACTTTAAAGCCAAAAGCAAGAATGCTCATATCTCATCCAGGAGGAGAAGAGTATTTACACGGAATTAAAAAAGTAACTAATGGTGTTAGATATATGACAACTGGCTTTGTATTTGATAAAGAATATTGGTTTAAAAGAACTTTAGGAAAGTAAGAAACCCACTCAGAGGCGGATCCGAATGGGTTTAGCACTTACGTGCATACGTAAGGAGTTTTATCTCAACTTACGTAATACTATTTAGTTCTCTTTCTATTAAAAAATTTAATAAAAAGGTTTTCTATTCTACACTCAAGACACTTACAATTTGACAGAACTTGCTGATCCATTCTAAAGTATGGAGTTTGCATTACTTTACCAAAATGTTTAGGTGTCATACATCAATTATATCACTTATTCTTCAACTAATATATTGTTTTCGTCTAGCTTGTCAAAAATTGCGCTCATTAAATATTGAACTGCTGGTCTACTTTGAGTAACCTTTTCTGTTGTGTCTTCTGCTGACATTCCAGCTTGCAAACACATCATTGTATTACCATTTTGATAAACATTGGTCATTAATTCAATTACTGAATCTCTGTCTTTATTCATTTTCTTCTCCTGGAGTGTATGAAGGGTCTGGTCCTAATAGATAGCCCTGTTTATGATATTCTACCATTTTTTCTGTACTTTCACTACCCGCCAAGTTATTTGCAATTAACGTAAGCACATCATATATTCGGTGTAACATAATATAATTAACCATGGGTAGGTTATCTTCTAAATTTACTTGCTCGTCACTCATTTGGCCTTCCCAAATCTTCCCAAAAAATTTCTCTCCCCATACTGTCTGTTATCTGCATAGGCTTTGATTCTGTACCACATGTACAGGAAACTGAATCACATTTTTGCATTTCTTTTAACCGCCTTAACTATTTCTTCATATGTAGAAATTCCTATATTTTTAGTGTAATCACATTCTAAGCAATATAAGTATATCTCGTCTGAAAGGTTTTGGTTTGAAAAAAGAATGGATTGGTCTACTGGGCATAAAAACTTTTCAACCAACCCTTCTTCTGACATGGAGATGTAGGCTGATACATACTGTACCTTCATCCCATCTCCTTTACTTTGTCGGAAATTTTAAATAAAATTCCTTAGCTCTTGGGGTTAAACCCTTCCAAGCTGACCAATCACTGCCGCCATTAGTCATGTAGTACGTTATCTCTGCGTTTGTTACTGGGTCGAATAACTCCTTGTTACTCTTTAGGTCAAATTTCTCAAGTCTCGCAGGACCAAGATTTCCGATCATGTTTATTTGAAATAGTCCATAAGAACTATCTCCTGTATTCCTATTCCCGTTATATGCAAGCGGTCTTCCATTAGATTCACGCTTTGCTATGGACCAAGCTTTTTTAAGGCCTACCCCTTCGAATCCTACAGTCGTAAGTAATTTTACCAACTCTTGATCTGTAAGCATTTCAGATGGCTTGTAAACTTGTTTACTAAAACTATCTAAAACTTCTTGCTTTAATTGGGCTTCAGTTTTCACTAAAGGTTCTACAGTAAGTGCATTAGCTGGGCTTCCAGAAAATAAAAATAGTGTTGTCACTATAATTACTGTCCAGTCACGAACTAAATCGCTAAACTGCTGTTTTATATTCTCCATTGGCATTTCCTCCTCTAGAGATAACGAACTATAATCATAACATTGATTTATAGACATTGTCAAGCTAGTTGACTATAATTAAATATCATAATGTGAGATTTACAAAAATATTTTTAACCTCTAGACCACTAAATAAAAGTTTGATACACTAGGACTTCATCTAAAAATTAAAACCGCAAGGCGGAGAAAAGGTCGTATATGTCTTATTTTACTGAAAAACCACTACAACTTATAGATACAAGCGTATCTGCAAATACAATTGAAAACCCATATGAAAACTTTATTGCTTTATCAAGATATGCAAGATGGGTAGAAGAAGACAATAGGCGAGAAACATGGAAAGAAACTGTAGATAGATATTTTAATTTTATGTTAAATAATTTAAATAAAAACTTTAACTATGTTCCAGATGAAATACTTGTATCTAATCTAAAGGATGCTGTATATAATAGAAACGTTATGCCGTCTATGAGAGCTTTAATGACATCTGGATCAGCGTTAGAACGAGATAATGTTGCAGGGTATAACTGTGCTTTCTTACCAGTTGATTCTCCCCGCTCATTTGATGAAACGATGTATGTTCTTATGTGTGGAACAGGTGTAGGATTTTCAGTTGAATATAAGTACATTAACCAATTGCCACCAGTCCCACTAGAATTTGAAAAAACTAACGATGTAATAATTGTTGAAGACTCAAAGCAAGGATGGGCAACTGCTTATAGAACATTGCTAGAAAATCTTTGGGACGGAAAGATTCCATCCATAGATGTTACTAATGTAAGACCAGCTGGTGCTCGTTTAAAAACAATGGGCGGCAGATCTTCAGGCCCACAACCATTAGTCAATCTTTTTGATTTTACAATTTCAAAATTTAAAAGCGCAGCGGGCAGAGCCCTTAAGCCAATTGAAGCTCATGACATAATGTGTAAAATTGGAGAAGTTGTTGTTGTTGGAGGAGTTCGCAGGTCAGCCATGATTTCTCTTTCAAACATTAATGATATTGAAATGGCACACGCAAAAGCTGGAAATTGGTGGGAATCTAATACTCAAAGAGCATTGTCAAATAACTCTGTTGCATACTCACGTAAACCAGATATGGAGCAATTTATTGCAGAATGGAAATCTTTATATGATTCAAAATCTGGAGAACGAGGCATATACAATGTTGCAGCAGCACAAGCTCAAGCGGCTAAATATGGCAGAGACCCAAATATTCACTATGGAACAAATCCTTGTTCTGAAATTATTTTAAGACCGTATCAGTTTTGCAATCTATCTGAGGTTGTTATACGTGAGAATGATGATGAAGAGTCAGTAACTCACAAAGTTAAGTTAGCCACAATTCTTGGAACATGGCAATCTACTTTAACAAACTTTGATTATATTCGTGATATCTGGAGAGAAAATACTGAAGAAGAAAGACTTCTTGGAGTTTCTTTAACTGGTCAGTTTGGCAACAAGCTATTTGCTGGCAAAGCTAGATCTGCTGGTTCTTTTGAATTAACAGAAGGCGGAGGATTAGTATATGATGAAGACATTATTAATAAAGACAACATGCTTAGACTAGAGCACATACTTCAAAGAATGAGGACAAAGGCAAGGGAGACAAATGCAATTGAAGCAAAAAATATTGGAATTACTCCATCTGCATCAATTACATGTGTTAAGCCCTCTGGAACAGTCTCACAGCTCGTAGGAGTATCTTCAGGAATGCACCCTTGGCATTCACCATACTATATTCGCACAGTTAGAGGATCAAAAGGAGATCCAATTTCTGTATTTCTAAAAGAGGTTGGTATTCCAGTAGAAGATGATGTCATGAAGCCAAATGACACATACGTTTTTTCATTTCCAGTAAAAGCACCAGAAGGTGCAATTATTAGAAATGATTTAACAGCCATAGATCATCTAAATACTTGGTTAGTTTATCAACGTGCATGGTGTGAACATAAGCCATCAATTACAGTTTCAGTAAAAGAAGAAGAGTGGATGGAAGTTGGCGCATGGGTATATAAGCACTTTGATGAAGTGTCTGGAATTTCTTTCCTCCCCCATTCAGACCATTCTTACAAGCAAGCACCCTACCAAGAGGTAACTAAAGGAGATTACGAAGAGCTTCTTGCCAAGATGCCAAAAAATATACGATGGGAAGATCTTTCTTTCTATGAAACAGAAGACGGCACATCTACAAATGCTACGCTTGCGTGTAGCTCTGATGGAAACTGCGAACTTGTGGATATCTCAGCATAGTGGTAAAATTATAGTATTCGGGTAAACCGAAAATTCCTGGGCAACCCGCCCACGAGGAGATGACAATATGGCTAAATTTGCAAAAGCAGATTTAAACAAAGATGGAAAGGTAACAATGCAGGAACAAATCCTATCAGCACTATCAAGCTACGGAAGAGCATTCCTATCAGCAGCACTTGCTCTTTACATGACTGGAAATACAAATCCTAAAGACCTTTTGCTTGGCGGAGTAGCAGCAGTTGCACCCGTTATCCTAAAAGCGTTAAACCCTAACGATAAGAGTTTTGGGTTCACAAACAAGGCTTAATAAGTAGTCAATTAGAAATACTCCTGTGCTAAAATTAGTACAGGAGTATTCCTATTTAGGAGACTATGGCAAATGGCAGGACAAAAGAACTTTGAAGTAGATCAAAACGCAACTTTTACCTTTATTACAGAATATAAAGATTCAAGTAACAATGCAATTGATCTTACTGGCGCATCTGCAAAAATGCAGATACGTGATACAAAAGGTGGAGCTAAGTTAGCAGTAACTTTAACTTCTCCATCTGGTGGAATTGTAATTGATGGACCAAATGGTAAATTAACTATTAAATTAACACCAACTCAAACAAACAAACTCTTTTATCCAAAATCGTCATATGACATTATGGTTGTCGATTCTAACGGGAACAAAATAAAACTCCTAGAGGGTTTTATGACTCTCAATAGATCGGTGACTATATAATGGCTGAATCCGTAGTAGTTAAAGAAACATTAAATAAAGTAACAATATCAACTCCTGGCCCACAAGGTCCAAGAGGACGAACTATTTTAAATGGTTCTGGATCACCTTCCAATAACCTTGGACTAACTGGTGATTTTTTTTATGATGTTGTTACAACAAGATTTTATGGACCAAAACCAAGTGATGAGACTTGGGTAGGTGCACAAAACTATATTTTAAATAACCCACCTACGGACTATTCATTTAGATATTCATGGGAACTTTCACAAGTTACTGGACCTATTGCAAATACATATAGCGTTATAATATTGCACAATTTGGGTTTTTATCCCAACGTAACAGTAAAAACAAGCGCAGGAGATATACTAGAAACTGGTATAGATTACAACAATATAAATCAAATTACACTGACAATGGCTCAACCATTTTCAGGGACAGCACATCTGTCTTAAAAGGGAGAAGAAGAAATGGCAAGAAAATATGCGGTCAGCTTAGACCTTAATAAGAATGAGCTGTTAAATGCAAGAATTCAAAACCTGGGATCAGCACCATCAAATCCAGTCTCAGGTCAAATTTACTACAACAACGTTTCAAACGTTCTATTTTTCTATAATGGAACAGAGTGGACACCAGCTTCTGGTTCTACTGAAGTAATTCAAGATGTCATTGGTTCGTCCGTACTAGCAGGCACAGCACTTACTGCAACTTACAACGACCCAGCAGGAACAACAACACTAAAATTAAATGACACAGCAGTAACAGCTGGTTCATATGGGTCAACAACAAAGATTCCATCGTTTACAGTTGATGCACAGGGTAGACTAACTGCTGCAAGCGAGTCAGATGTAGCCACAAACCTTTCAATTGCTGGAGATACTGGAACAGATACAGTAAATCTACTTTCAGATACATTAACTGTATCTGGCGGAGAAGGAATTGATGTAGCAGTAACAAATAATACAATTACAGTATCTGCAGAAGATGCAACCTATACAAATAAAGGTGTTGCTTCATTTAGCTCCACAGATTTTACAGTTACAGCAGGAGCTGTATCTCTTAACAAAGACCCAGTAATTACTCTTTCAGGAGATGTAACTGGTTCTGCAACAATGACAAATCTTGGTGACGTAACAATCACAACAACAGTTCAGCCGAATTCAGTAGCACTTGGAACTGATACAACTGGAGACTATGTAGCAACAATTGTTGGAACAGCTAATGAAATTACTGTTTCTCCAAATAGTGGAGAGTCGGCAGCAGTAACAATTGGTTTGCCAGACAATGTTGAAATTACTGGAAACTTACAAGTAGGTGGAAACCTTAATGTAATAGGAACAGTTAACTCTGTAAATACCACACAGATTAACATTGAAGATAATAAGGTAAAGCTTAACAGCAATGCAACAGGAACTCCTGTAGCAGATGCTGGACTTCTTGTAGAGCGTGGAAATGAAGCAGATGCTGAAATTCTTTGGAACGAGACATCTGATGTTTGGCAAATTGGTCAAGTTGGCGGAAACTACCACAATATTGCAAGAAAGTATGCAACAACAATTGGCGATGGTGCAGCAACATCATATACAGTAACACATAACCTAGGAACAAAAGATCTTACAGTACAGATATTTGAAACTACTGCAGACTATAATCAAATAGAGGCTGACGTACAACATACATCAGATTCAGTAGTTACTGTAAAATTTGCATCGGCCCCAACAGCTGGTGAATACAGAGTTGTTATCGTAGGATAAAATGTCAAGAAAATTTAAGTCTTTACTTAATTTAACTACACTCACCGCCGACCCATTAGGGTCGGCTGGTGATGTGTTTTTTAATACAACTGAGAAAGCCTTAAAAATTCATAATGGCATCACATGGGTTAACATTGCTAAAAGCGACGACCCAACTCCTTTCTATTTGCACACGCACACATATGACGGAGATGTACACACTATTGATATTAATGACCCAATAACATTTAAAGATTTTTCTGGAAATGGAGTTCAATTGACACTTCCAATAATTGATGCAGTTTTTGGCGGAGCCCCAGCAGATAATGTTTCTCTCCCATCAGCACAGCAGTTAACTTTGTTTGATGGCGGAGATCCATCTGGAAATACAATTTATTCTTCAGATATATCATGGGATGGCGGAAGCTCTGGAGATACTGGAAATGATACTCCAATAGATGGCGGAGGAGCATAATGGCAATCAGAATTCAGCTGAGAAGAGATACAACAGCAAACTGGACAACAAATAACCCAATTCTTTTACCAGGAGAAATTGGAGTAGAGACAGACACACTAAAGTTTAAAATTGGTAATGGATCAAGATGGAATGCAACTACATCATATGCATTTAAAGCAGGAGAAGCAAACGGACTAGCTACACTAGGTCCTACAGGGAAAATTCCTACATCTCAATTGCCAGATTCTATATCAATGGATGCAGAGCTATCTGCAGCATTAGCAGCATTAACTACATCTTCTATAACAGAAGGATCAAATAAATATTTTACAAACCAAAGAGCAATAGATGCAGTATCTTCATTAATATCATCTTCAATTTTGTCTGAAACTACAAATAGAAATACTGCAATAGCAACTGCAAAATCAGAAGCCATTGCTTCCGCAGCAACAGATGCAACAGGAAAAGCCGATATAGCAAAATCAGAATCTATAGCAGCATCCTCAGCATCAATCTCTGCTGCATCCTTAGCTGCTAATGCATATACAGATAATAAAGTTTCTACAGAAGCATCAACCAGATCAACTGCTATAAATACAGCAATATCATCAGAAATAATAAATAGGAATATTGCAATACAATCTTCTTTATCTGGACTAACAACTTCAACAGTAACAGAGGGAACTAATAAATATTTTACTGATTCCCGTGCACTTTTAGCAACTGCATCTGCTTATGAATCTTTGGGTTCTTCCGCCTCAGCCATCACAGCTGCAGCCACAGATGCAACAACCAAAGCCAACGCAGCCATTGCTACAGCAGCCACAGATGCAACAACCAAAGCCAACGCAGCCATTGCTACAGCAGCCACAGATGCAACAACCAAAGCCAACGCAGCTTTAGTGTCTGCTAATGCTTACACAGACTCATTGTCGACATCTTTAAATAATACTTTAGGCGATTATGTTTTAGAAAATGATAGAAATCAAGCCAGCGGATTTGCTGGCTTGAATTCTTCTGGGAAATTACTAGATTCAGTTATACCAGCTTCAGTAAATGCTTATGCCGATGCAAAAGTTGCAGCAATTGTAAATTCAGCACCAGCAACTTTAGATACTTTAGGAGAGCTAGCTGCAGCGTTACAGGCAGATGAAGCTGCATCTACAACACTTACAACTTTAGTTGGAACAAAGGCTCCAATTGATTCACCAACATTTACAGGCACAGTTTCAGGAATTACAAAATCTATGGTTGGCCTCGCATCAGTTGACAACACAGCAGATTCAGCAAAGCCAATATCAACTGCTACTCAAACTGCACTTGATGCTAAGTTATCATCTGCTACAGCAGCAACAACATATGCTTCAATTGCCTCACCAACATTTACTGGTACAGTTGGCGGTATTACAAAATCTATGGTTGGCCTTGGTAATGTTGACAACACATCAGATACAGCAAAGCCAATTTCAACAGCAACGCAAACAGCATTAGATTCTAAATTAAATCGGACAGTTTTAACAAACCCTCAATCTGGATCTTATCAAATTGTAGTTGGAGATGCATTTAAATTAATTGAAATGAGCGGTGGTGGAACTTTAACAATACTAGATAGCGCAAGTTTTCCAACTGGAACAACAATAGACGTTTTACAAACATCGGATAGTCAAGTTTTAATCGCTGGCAGCGGATTTACCCCAGATTCTACCCCTGGATTAAAATTAAGAGCTAAATGGTCTTCGGCGACACTTTTAAAACGAGGAACTAACTCTTGGGTTGTAATGGGCGATTTGAGCGCCTAAAATGGTAACTAGATTTTATGGAATTAAGACTGGTGTAAGAAAAGTATCAGTACCTAATATTATAGGTATTAATAAAACTCAAGCACGAATAAATTTAAGTAATATAAGTTTAACTTATTTAGAGCAGACTACACCAGGAACAGTTCTTTCTGATAATGATATTGTATCTGCACAAGGCACAGCTTCTGGTTCAGTTATTCCAAGAGGATCTGTTGTTCAGTATACCTATAAAGTATTTACCTTTACCCCACCATACTTCCCTCCGTTCTTCCCGCCGTTCTTCCCACCACACTTCCCACCGTTCTTCCCACCGTTCTTCCCACCACACTTCCCGCCGTTCTTCCCACCGTTCTTCCCACCACACTTCCCGCCATTCTTCCCACCGTTCTTCCCACCACACTTCCCACCGTTCTTCCCACCATATTTCCCACCAGCAGGATGCAACCCCCCAGTAGGATCTGATTGCGAAGTTACATACCCAACAAGTAGCTCAAATTGCGCTGGCTGCGGCGGGCCATGCTACAGATTTGGTAAAATTAATGCTTCCTGCGGATGTTCAGCAGCTAGCGGATTGTATTGCTAATGTTTATTAAAAATGATATTATTTATAAAAAGGAGTTTAAATGATAAGACATTTTGCGGCTATTGTAGATAATGAAGTGTTTCATGAAATTTCTATAAATGATGATTTAGAATATGGAGCTAGGTGGTCTGCTGGACTACTTTCTAGTCCTGAATTTATAAATACAGATCTTATTGACTCTGTTTGCGTAGGTGCAATATGGGATGGACAAAAATTTTATATGCCAGATGATTTAAATAAAGAAAACCCAATATTGCCACAAGATAAGCCACGAATTGATAAAATGGTAAAATTTACTGCTGTGTCTGACGGAGAATCTTTTGGAACGGTAACATTTTACCCAGAGGATACAAGTGATGAAATGCTTGATCTAATTAGAGCAGGATTTTCATCTAATCCTATAATTATTGAGACAACTGGTCGAGATGAAATTTTGCTTGGTTATGTTTGGAACGGAACCGACCTAGTTAGCCCAGAAGCAATCTAGAATGGAAGAAAAAAAGCTTACACCCTGGCAACAGTATAAAAAAAATCTAGGAGACACTAGGCCTTGGGACATAATGAATCCAAAAGCAGAACTGGCAGAAAAAGAAGTTTCTGAAACAAGGCTTAATATATGCCTATCTTGCACATCTTTTATAACACTAACAAAACAATGTAAAAAATGTGGTTGCCACATGCCAACAAAAACAAAGCTTTCTAATGCAGTATGCCCATTAAATAAGTGGTAGCTTTAGAAATATATACGGTATAATTAGTTTAGGCAACATCGCCAGGAGGACAATAGTGGCAAGTACATTTCCGACAAGTAAAGATAACCTTTCAAACCCAGCAGCAACAGATGATCTATCTGGACACGCCGCTCAACATGCAAATGCAAATGATGCAATTGAAGCATTAGAAAATGTAGTAGGTGTAACAAACTCTACAGACTCATCTACTTTGACTTACAAAGTAAATGAACTTTCAACATCACTCAATACTCTTTCAAACCAATCATCTAATATTGAAACATTGATGGGTTTAGAAGGAAACAACGATTTAACAATTGCAGGAATTCAAAATAAAACTACAATTGATTCATATAACTCAGCAGATTATCGGACAGCAACATATGCGCTACAGATTGTAAAGCCATCTACTGGCGAATCTTATTTTTCAAACATAACAGCTTTAAGAGGGTCTTCTGATATATATGTATCTGAATCCAACATAGTAACAAACGCCAATTCTTCAATAGCAACGACAGCTTTTGAATCATCTGGTGGTATAATTAATCTAACAGTCACCCCAGTATCAGGAGAAGTTACTGTAAGATATTTTAGAACAGCGTTAAAATAAAGCAGTAAGAGGAGTCATAAATTATGGCAATAGTAAATAAGAATTTTAGAGTAAAGAATGGTCTTATCGTTGACGGCTCCGTCGCAACGGTAAATGGATTTAATGTATTAACAGAGGCATCAACAGCCTTTATCATCAGCACAGTTGGCGGATCAGCAGATACAGCCAATACTCCTAATACTGTAGTAAAGCGTGACGGCTCAGGAAACTTTGCAGCAGGAACAATTACAGCATCTATTGTTGGTAATGTAACTGGTAACGTAACTGGTACAGTTTCAAGCCTTTCTAATCACACATCAGATACTCTAACAGAGGGTACTTCAAATCTATATTTTACAAATGCTCGTGCATTAGCTGCAACAGCAGCAGCATATGATGCAGCAGGTGCAGCATCAAGCGCACAGGCAAATGCAGCAACAGATGCTACATCAAAAGTAGCAGCCGAAGCTACAGCACGTAACACAGCAATTGCATCAGCAATTGCAACAGAAGTTACTGATAGAAATTCAGCAATTGCAACTGCCAAGACAGCAGCTGAAACTGCAGCAGCAACAGATGCAACAACCAAGGCTAACGCAGCCGTTGCTACAGCAGCCACAGATGCTACTTCAAAGGCTAATGCAGCACAGTCTGCAGCAATCTCTGCAGCAGCAACAGACGCTACTTCAAAGGCTAATGCAGCGCAGGCAGCAGCCGAAGCTACAGCTTCAGCAGATGCAACAGCTAAGGCTAATGCAGCACGAGCAGCAGCGGAAGCAACTGCAGCATCAGCACTTACAGCAGCAATTTCAACAGAGGTTGCAAATCGTAATACAGCAATTTCAACAGCAGTTTCAGCAGTAGTCGATGGTGCTCCAGCACTTCTTGATACTTTAAATGAATTAGCAGCAGCAATTAATGATGATGCTAATTACACAACAACTATTACAACAGCTTTAGCAACAAAGGCTAACGCATCACAGGTCACAACAGATATTGCAGCAGCAGTTTCAACTGCCGCTTCAGATGCTACTACAAAGGCTAACGCAGCTCAGTCTGCAGCAGCAACAGATGCTACATCTAAAGCCAACGCAGCACAGTCCGCAGCGATCTCTGCAGCAGCAACAGATGCTACTACAAAGGCTAACGCAGCCCAGGCAGCAGCAATCTCTGCAGCAGCAACAGATGCTACATCTAAGGTAGCCGCAGAAGCCACAGCTCGTAACTCAGCAATTTCAACAGCAATTTCAGGTGAGGTCACAGACCGCAACGCAGCAATTGCAACCGCTCAGTCTGCAGCGCAAGCCTCAGCGGAATCAACAGCAGCAACCGCTCTTACAAATGTAAAAAATGGTACAACACCATTCACTAAAGTTAATGTAAACGATGTAGCCGCAGTACGGGCAGCAACTTCAACCGTAGCATCTGCATCAACAGTAAATGCTCTTACATGGGCAGCAGCAGATTACAGAACAGCTAAAGCTCTTGTTAAACTAAAGAATGGTGTAAATACTCAAGTTTCTGAGATTCTACTTACACTTGATACAAGCAACAATGTAGCAATAACTGAATTTGGAACAATTACAACAGGAGCGGATCTTGGAACTGTAACAGCAGCATATGTTTCAGGCGATGTTTCAGTATCAGTAACAACAACATACGCATCAACAGATGTAATGGTTTACGCAACACTAATTAAATAATTAATAAAAGGTATGGGGTCCTTTCAAAACCCCACCAAAAACATTAGGGGATATGTGAACTTAAATGGCAATAGTAAATAAAAACTTCAAGGTTAAAAATGGCCTTAACGTAGCAGGACCTGCAACATTTGATGCAGCAGTAAATGTAGACAACTTAGTCTTAAATTCAACCCCCCTTGCCTTCGACTCATCAACTGGAAGACTAAAAATCCAGATTAATGGTGCTTGGAAGGAAATCGCTCTTTTAACAGATGCGGCAGAAGATCTAGGAGCTCTAACATTTATGGATATTGGATTGGCTATGGACTATAACGGTCAGCCAATCTATACAGTATATGCGAACGGAGTAAATACTACAGCCACAAAATTTGCGGATGGTGGAGATTACTCAACAGAAGTATATAGCATGAGCTTTGATTCTGGAACAATTGCATAATTGTTTTGGAATTATTGTAGTGCTATAATTAACAAATAAGTCTAAACAAGGGGTGGCAAATATGTCAACAGTAAGAATTCAAGTAAGAAGAGGTACCGCTTCACAGTGGACTTCAGTAAATCCAATTTTGGCAGCAGGAGAAATGGGTGTCGAGTCAGACACTAACCTATTTAAATTCGGTAACGGATCTTCTACATGGACTGCCCTTGCATATGCAAACAATTCAGATGTAGCGATTGGTGAAATATCCCAAGACGCAATTAACACCGCCCTTTCAATGGGAGCGGGACTCACAAAGTCATACAACGATGGAACAAATACAATCCAGATAACAGTAGACTCAACAGTCGTAGCACTTAAGTCATATGTAGACACTGGCGACGCAGCTTCAGTATCAACTGCATCAGCAGATGCCACTACAAAGGCTAACGCAGCCCAGGCAGCAGCGATTTCAGCAGCAGCAACCGATGCCACTACAAAAGCTAATGCAGCACGAGCAGCAGCAGAAGCAACAGCTGCAGCAGCACTTTCAAGTCTTTCAAATACAGTAGATACAGACTTTGTACCAGTGTCTGACCTTGGTCAGCCAAATGGTGTTGCAACACTTAATGCAAGCACAAAGATTCCAACATCACAAATTGATACAACTATTATTGCAGAAAGAGGATATGTAAATACTCAAGCAACAGCAGCAATAACATCAGCGCAGACTTACACAAATTCAGCAATAAATAATTTAGTTAACGGAGCACCAGCAGCACTAGACACATTGGCTGAACTTTCAGCAGCACTAAATGATAACGCAAGTTATGCAGCAACAATTACATCTGCTCTTGCATTAAAATCACCACTTGCATCTCCAACATTCACTGGAAACGTAGTCCTTCCCTCAACAACAGCAATTGGAAACGTAGATGGAACTGAAATTTCATATTTAGATGGAGTAACATCTGGTGTACAAAGCCAGCTTGATGCTAATGCTTATGAAATAGGACTAAAAGCTCCAATTGCTTCTCCAACATTCACAGGAACAGTAACATTGCCAGAAGGCACAAGCATTGGCCAAGTCTCAAACATAGAGCTAGGTTATGTTAACGGAGTTACATCTGGAATACAGACACAACTTGATGCCAAAGCACCACTTGCTTCACCAACATTTACAGGAAATGTAACACTTCCTTCAAGTACAACAATCGGATCAGTGTCTAACTTGGAAATGGGGTACCTAGATGGAGCAACATCTAATCTTCAAATTCAAATTGATGCTAAGGCACCACTTGCAAGCCCAACATTTACAGGAAGCGTAACACTCCCAGCAACAACCTCAATTGGCTTAGTTGATTCAACTGAAATGGGATACCTTAACGGTGTCACATCAGGAATTCAAGTACAGCTTGATACAAAGGCTCCGTTGGCAAATGCAGTATTTACAGGAACATTTGAGGCACCAGTTGCAACAATAACTGGAGCAATGCTTGCAAACGGAACAGTTGCATCAGCAAATATTGCAGACGGAACAATTTCAACAATTGATCTTGCAGACGGAGCTGTTACATCAGCTAAGATTGCAAACGGAACTATTGTAGAGGGAGACCTTGCAGACTCATCCGTTACATCAGCTAAAATTGCAAATGGAACTATTGTAGACGGAGATATAAATGCAGCAGCAGGAATAGCTACATCAAAGATTGCTGGACTAGATACAGCACTTGGACTACGAGCTACTCTAGATGGTCCAACATTTACAGGCACAGTAGTTCTTCCATCAACAACTTCAATAGGCCTAGTTGATTCAACAGAAATTGGATATGTAAATGGAGTAACATCTGCAATACAGACACAGCTCGATGCAAAAGCACCAATTGCCTCACCAACATTTACAGGTACAGTCTCAGGAATTACAAAGACAATGGTTGGACTAGGATCTGTTGATAATACAGCGGATGCTTCAAAACCAGTATCAACAGCACAGGCTGCAGCAATTGCAACCGCTAAATCTGAAGCAATAGCATCAGCCACGGCTTCAGTAAATGCAGTTATAGCATCAGCACCAGCTGCTCTTGATACCCTTAATGAATTAGCAACAGCGCTTGGAAATGATGCAAGCTTTGCAACAACAATGACAAATGCTCTTGCAGCAAAAGCACCACTTGCCTCACCAACATTTACTGGCACAGTAACAGTTGCAGCAGCTGGCGTTGCGTTTACAGATAAGACACAAACAAAGGCTGGCGTACCTTCACGTACACCAATTGCAAGTACAATTTCTGCAAGCACAACATTGGCAGGAAGCTTGCAAGACAGCATGGTTCCACTAGCTGGAGCTGTAGCAATTACAATTGGCGATGCATCAAATGCACTGTATGCAATTGGAGAATCAGTTGATTTCTACCAAGCATCAGGAACTGGCGCTAGCTTTGCAAAAACTGGATCAGTCAACCTGCTCTACACACCAGGCGCATTGCTTAGAACCACATATTCTTCAGCAACTGCACAAAAAGTATCTTCAACTGACTGGTTGATATACGGAGATTTGAAAGCTTAATTGGATAGGGGAATATAAATAATGGCAAAAAAAGTAGGCAAGCATTCCGCAGCGGCTAATGATTTTCTAGAGCCAAAGCCAGTAGTAATAACATCATCAACTGATGTTGGAACTGGAAGAGCTGTAAATAATGGTGCAATCGATATAGTCTGGTCATTGCCAGCTGGTTCACCAGAAGCAACACTTTATACAATAACTCCCTCACCATCCGTAGCAGGATCACCGTGGACAACAGCAGCAACTTCTTATAGAGCACAGGGACTAGCATCAGCAACCTCATACACATTCTCAATTGTTGCATCAAATGCAGCAGGAGCCGCTGCTGCAACATCAACTTCTGCGGTCACTGCAACAACAATTCCAAGCGCACCGACTTCAGTTTCAGTTGCTTCAACAGTAACTAATACTGATAGGGTTACATGGCTTGCACCAACAACAGACGGAGGAAAAGCAGTATCAAGTTATACTATTGTTTCCTCAGACGGTCCATCTTATGCAAATTCTGTTTCTCCAAAAGACATAGGAGAAACTGGAAACACTTCTCAAAACTATACAATTTATGCAATAAATGCCAACGGCACAAGCGCAGGCGCAATAACAAACACAGTAACTACGTTTACGCCTCCACACTTCCCACCGTTCTTTCCTCCACACTTCCCACCATTCTTCCCACCGTTCTTCCCACCACACTTCCCACCATTCTTCCCACCACACTTCCCACCATTCTTCCCACCATTCTTCCCACCACACTTCCCACCATTCTTCCCACCACACTTCCCACCATTCTTCCCACCGTTCTTCCCACCATACTTCCCACCGTTCTTCCCTCCACACTTCCCACCATTCTTCCCACCGTTCTTCCCACCATACTTCCCACCGTTCTTCCCTCCACACTTCCCACCATTCTTCCCACCATACTTCCCAGCACCACCATACTTCCCAGCACCACCGTACTTCCCAGCACCACCGTACTTCCCAGTATTTAGAGGATCAAGCTCTAGACTATATTAAAAATTTATGAGGGGCTAGCAATAGCCCCTCATAAATGATATACTAACAATAGGAGAAACAATGGATAAAAAATATATTTTAGTAGCAGGAAACGAAGTCATTGACATAATATCATTTACTGATAAGTATGAGCAGCATGATAGATGGGTTGCTGGATTTTCATCAAACGATTTAACTTTTATCAATGTTTCTGGTAATGAAAATGCTATTTTAGGTTCTACATATTCAGATGGAGCATTTACAAAATATAATGAGCCTAGAATTCCAGTTAGCGACTTTGAAGGCAGATACGCAATTTTAAAAAATAATGAAATCTTTTATTTAAAATTTTTAGATGCAGGAAAATTAAATGATTTCTACACCGAAAAATGGGAAAGCATAACAAATGCAATAGCAGTAGACCCAGAAGAAGAAATTACATTTTTGCATAAATGGGATGGTACAAACTTTATTGTTGAATAAAGTTGTCTAGTAGAAAGAATTAAAATGGAAAAAGATTTTTCCTTTTCTTCAAAAGAAGAGCTAACCCCTGGAATATGGGTATATAGAGATGCCATAAAGCCAGAACTTGATATAATAAATAGATTAGAACAAACCTTAGAATCAAGTAATGGTTTATATAATTGGCAAGAAGCCACAGTAGGATATAGAGAAAAAATCCCAGACTATCGTGACTGTGTAGACTTTAAGATTAATTTCTTTGACTACCCAGGCAAAGATGAGTACATGAAAAAATTTGATGAAATATGGAAAGATGTAAGAGACGCACAAAAAGTTGCTCTTGATGACTACTGTGCATTTTATAAGATTGATATGAAATACTGGGAAGCCATGAACTTTATTAAATATGGCCCAGGACAACACTTCTCATACCACTCTGATCACGGATGGTCATACATTGCAACAGTATCAATGGTTGCTTATATTAATGATGACTATGAAGATGGTGGATTAAGATTTGATAAAATGGATTTAGAGGTAAAACCAAAAGCTGGCGATCTATATATATTCCCATCAAACTATTTATTCTCTCACTCAGCACTACCAGTTAAATCTGGAACAAAGTATTCAATTGTTACAATGACTGACTATAATGATGCAACCCACACCCCAGAATTTTATAGACAGTTTAAATCAGAGATATCACAGCCAGACTAATGTTCGACATTGATGTATATAAAATTAGTCCTACTCCAGGAGAATTTAAACAGCTGCCAGTTAAAAGAGATTGGATGGACGAAACTGATAATGCTCACGCATATAAATGTTTTCCATTAAGTTTAACAAACTCTCTTGGATGGGGCATATCTTTTCCAGAAGATATAACTTTTATATGGGATGGAATTGCTACATCAAGCGAGCCAGACCATGTAAAAATACTAAGTGGTCATAAGTATGCATATACAGCAAGAGAAAATGCAACAATAAGTTTTAAGACTGGTCTTTTAATTAAAACTCCAGAAAATGTAACAATGCTATCAATGCCACCACCAAACTATATTTTAGATGGCGTACAGCCGCTCACAGCTTTAATAAGTACATCATTTTTTAAAGGGGAGTTCCCAGCAGCATGGAGAATTACTAGGCCAAATGTTGAAATAACTATTAAAGCTGGAACACCAGTAATGTCTGTTATTCCTATATCTCTTGGCGAATTAAATAATTCACAAGCAAACATTAGACCTCTTTATGAGCTTGGTCCTAATTTTTTCCCAGACGGAGACTACTCAAAAATTGTTAAAGATATAAATAATTCTGGTCGGTGGACAAATTTTTATAGAGATGCAGTAGATCACCACGGTAAAAAAATTGGAGACCATGAAGTAAAAGTTTTAAGATTTAAAACTACAGACGGTAGCCCAGAGGTATGTAGTGACAAATAAAATAGTATTTCATTCTGCAAAGGTATACAATAAAGCTGACGGAACAAATGGACCAGTACCAGCTGCAAATTCTGTTCCAACTTGGTGGAAAGACGCAGACAAATATATAAAAGATCCAAATGGAGAAGCATATGTAAACCCAAGCGGAGAAGGAAAAGTTATGAGCTACAAGTCATGCCCAGCTATGCTTGACACATTTACTTCTGGCTATATGCTAAGAACTCCTTGCGATATAGAGTTTTATCTAAAAAGAGGAAGAGTCAAGGCAAAGCTTCCAATAGGGTTTGAAGATTTAGTTGGAGAAAGAGAACCTATGGGTGGTTTTGAGACACCGCCAGGATTTGATGAAAGACATTTCCATTGGTATCTTAACTGGGCACCAGAACTTCCAGAAGGATATAGCAGTCTATACCTACAACCAATAAATCATTTTAATTTACCTTACATTACTGTTGCTGGTATAATAGATAGTGACAAGGTAACAAACTCAGGACTGCTTCCTTTCTTTTTAAAAAGTGGATTCACTGGCCTAGTTCCAGCAGGAACGCCAATAGTTCAAGTTTTTCCTTTCAAAAGAGAAGATTGGGAAATGGAATATAAATTCTATACTCAAGAAGAACTTTTTGAAAAACATAAGCAAAATTCAATTACATTTAGACAACCAGAGGGTGGCGTCTATAAAAGAGACTTCTGGCAAAGAAGAAAATACAAATAGGAGATATCATGCAAAAGCAAGTAAATACTAACAAGGAACACGATTATAAAAAGCTGAGCTCTATAACTCCATCTGGATTTTTTGGTAATTCTGCAGATAATATAGTAGAGCTAAAAAACTTTTTGACAGAAGAAGAAAAAGAAAGACTTACAAATTTTGCTTTTAATAACAAGGTTTGGGATATAACAGAATCTCACACTAATGAAAATGGAACAGTTATCTATGATGCAAATGCATGGACAGATAGAGTATGTACCAGAAGATCTATGGAAATTTCTGCAGACCCAACGATTGTTGATGTTGTTGAAGGATTAATTAAAAGATTAAAAGTAGAGGTTGATAAATTTTTTGAGGTAGACGTTCAGGCAACTGGACCCGCAATTGTCAGATGGCCAGTAGGATCTAGACAAGACCCACACGCAGACAAAGAGCTTCACGAAGGTCCAGATGCTGGAACCCCAAACGATTTTCCTCATTACGATATTGCATCAATATTTTATTTTAATGATGACTATGAAGGAGGAGAGCTATTCTTCCCAGTACAAGGGGTAGAGATTAAACCAAGCGCTGGCTCGGCATACTTTTTTCCAGGAGACCTTCATTACGTGCATGGGGTTAGACCAGTTTTGTCTGGAAATAGATTTACATCTCCATTTTTTTGGAATATATTAAAACACACTGGAGAAAGACAGCCATGAAAGATTTAAAATATGAGGAGATTTATCCAAAAATATTTGTATACAGCAATATATTTGAAGATGTAAATGAAGTCCTTAATGTTTTAAAAGAGTCCATAGCCAGCCCTGAAGGTTCTTCAATTGGTCCCTGGGGAGACTGGTATACATTTGGGCTAGAAACAAGCCATTACGATTGGTCTATTAATTCAGACAGATCCATCAAAGAAAGATTAGTACTTGATAAAGTAAATCAAGTTTTTTTTGATGTTACAGAGCACTATGCTGCATCACACAATGTAGACATAAAGCCAGAAAGAGTTTTAACGCCAAGCGGACAAGAAGTAGATTCTTGGAGAAAGATGGGGCCATCTCTATGTAAATATGATGCGGAAGCTGGAGTTACTCAAGACCTAGCAATGCATTATCATACAGACTATCAGGTTGAATTTAAAGACTCAAGAGGATACAACTTTGCAGTTACAGTAACAACATACTTAAATGATGACTACGATGGCGGAGAAATTGATTTTTTAGTAAATGGAAAACTTATATCATACAAGCCAAAGGCTGGCGACGTACTTGTTTTTCCAGCGGGAGACCCAAACTTTTTAACAGAAGGACAAGAGCTATATCACCACGGAGTTAAAAAAGTACACAATGGCTCAAAATATTTTATAAGAGCAAATTGGCAAAGGTATTACAATGGCTCTGTAGAGTGGAATGAAAATGCAGACAAATATGGACTAGAGATCTGGCTAGAAATGGAAAAAGAAAAAGCTAAGCAAGATAGAAAAGAAGGAAAGTATCAGTCCATTAACGAACAAGATATAGAGAAAGCGGTAAGAATAAAATGACATTTAACCTAGAAAATCAAACTAGACTAAGAGAAGACATTTGCGTTTTTGAAAATTTTTTAACTGAAGAAGAATGTGAATCAATATTAAAATACTGGAAACACTCAGTAGAAAAAGGAACCCTTCCGTGGGAGGGTATTTCTTTTTATGAGTCATACGCATCAAACTTACCAGATGACGAAGATGTAGAAAAGTTTGGCTTACCACTAGATTTTTTTGTAAATCTTGAGAAAAAAATTCAAGAGTCTGTTGAGATTACAAGAGGAAAACCAGTAAAATCTGTAAGCTATCATGCACAAAAATGGATCACAGGTGCATTTGCAGGATACCATTCTGATAATAGCCCTCTAGATGACCCAGAGTATAATGCTTTTGAAAGGTCTAAGTGGGCATCATTTCTTTATTTAAATGGTGACTTTGAAGGCGGAGAACTTAAGTTCAGAGATCACGATATAAGCATTAAGCCAAAAGCTGGCCTGTTAGCATCATTTTCTGGAGGTCACCACAATATCCATGAAGTCCAGATAATTACAGATGGAGAAAGATACACAATCGGATCATTCTGGGATAACGAAGAGTCTGAATATTCTGAAGAAACAAAAGAAAAATGGAAAACAGAAATAGCTGAAGCAAGAATAAGACAAGCCGAAGATCAAAAGTTGTGGCAAGAAAATAAATCTAAAGGAATTATGGAAGAGCCACCACCGTACCAAAAGGAAAGAATAAAAGATTAACAAGGAGATATCATGAATCTAGAAAAACTGCACGAAAACGTTTACTATTACAGGAATGCAATAGCAGACCCAGCCGCACTAATTGAGCTGATTAATAGCACAGAGGGCGAAGAGAGTATATCTAAAGTAGTTCCTTCTTGGGACCACTGGGAGGCTTGCAGTGGAGAATGTTATATCTACGGGGAAAAGAAAAACTTAAATATAGAAAACATGCTTGAAATCAATAATGATGAATCTAAAGAAAAAGCACAAAAAATAATAGACATCATTGTAAACTCAATGACAGATGTTTGTAAAGATTTTGCTAAAGACAAAGGTGTCACAGAAAAAGTTAATTTATCTCCATATATTGGTATAAATAAATATAAGCCTGGAACATTTATGGGAGGTCACTATGATCAACAAGAAGGAGATTTAAGATTAAAGTATTCTCTTGTTGCTTATTTAAATGATGACTACGAAGGCGGAGAGATTTCTTTTACAATTAAAGAAGGAATACTTGGCGAAGAAGATAGACCACGAGAAGACATTGATCATGAAATGAATAAAGAAAAAGTAACATTCTATCTTAAGCCAGAAGCTGGAAGTATATTAATTTTTCCTTCTTCTCCACCATATAATCACACAGCCCATCTTGTTAAGAGTGGTTATAAATACATGGTACCTGGGTTTTGGATGAACGAGGAGAAATAAATTGCATTACGAAGCTCAAGAACTAGCAAAAAATATTTTTTATTTTAAATTTGGAATTTATGAGCCACATAAACTCATAGAGTTTATTGAAAACACTGACGTGGACCCAGAGATAGACGAAAGTATTATTTCTAAATGGACCCCATGGACTTCAAGCACAAGCTCAGATGATATATATGGATATAAAAAAAATATTAACGGTAAAAATAAAATATTAAGTCCAAAAGAGCTATATATATATAATAGTATAAGGTCAAGCATGATCTTCGCTGCATCTGAATATAAAATATACAACAACATAACAGACGATATACACATGTCTAAAGAATTTGATATTAAAAAATATAATACTGGTCAGATGATGGGCCCCCACGCAGACCAAAACGATGGGGACTCTAATTTAAACTACTCCATAGTTGCTTATCTAAACGATGACTATGAAGGGGGAGAGATATCTTTCCCTAATCATAACGTAATGCTAAAACCAAACGCAGGCAGCCTTATAATATTCCCATCCTCAGATCCATATCTACATGAATCAAAAGAGATAACGTCTGGAATAAAGTATATGTCCCCAGGATTTTGGACTAAGCAAAAAACAGACTAGGTGATACAATAGTTATATGCTATATAAAAACATTGTATTAAAAGACAATCCAATTGGCTTTTGGCCTCTTGATGAATCTTCTGGTGCAACTGCCTATGATTATTCTGGATCGCAAAACCATGCTTCCTATAACTTTACCCCAGATAATAAATTTTTACCCCTTGTTCCTGGCGGGATTCTTGGAACAAAAATAAGCGGAACAAACAAAATAACTTTTTTAAATTTAAAAAGTCCATACGGTAATTACATCCAAGGCGCACTTGCCGATAAATATAGTTCTGATGTTTCATTTACAATAGAATGCTGGGTTCAATTTAATGAAGTTACTTCTGCAACAATATTTGCAGACCAATCAAATGATATAGGATTTTATTGGGCAAACAACGCTATAGTATTTTCAATAGGAACAGATAAAAAAATATATCATCTCGTTAAAGATAAATACAAGTCTATGCATGTTGTGGGAACCTACTCAAACAACCTAATGAGCTTGTATCTAGATGGAGATCTGATAGAAACAATCGATGTAACAGATTTTCTTTTTACAAATTCTACATTTGCTCCACAAATAGGAACAGTCTCTGGCAGCGCATCTTCATATATGATAGTAGATGCTCCAGCTATTTATAGATATCAGCTATCAAACTATTCAGTATTAACTCACTATCAAATGGCAGCATTGCCAAATTATGTTTCTATTGCAGATCCAGAAAATGGAAGAGCTTTTTCAAATACAGACGGTACATCTTTATTAAGCTTAGTATACCAATACGGATTTAATAGAGACATGCAGCTCTTACAAAATGACGATCTATATTACAACACATTAACAAAAACAATTTCTCTTTTTAAAACAGAAGAAGCAGTGTCTAAAACAACAGAAGTTATAGACGTAATATCAATACCCATGATGCTAGACTTTGTTTCATCAAAAATTGAATGGTCTTCTGACAACGGGGTATCCATCTATACTAGCTCAACTGGTGAATCTAACTCATACGTACAATGCGAAAATGGATTTCCTATACCACAATATCAGTATAACTCTTTGGCTGATTCTGGAATAATATATCTAAAGGTTGTTTATTCAACGACAGACTTATCTAAATACACTCCTTCTTTAGAAAATTTATCAATAACACTGTACTCAGAACTTAGCGTTACGGCATCTAATTCACCAGCCACGCTATCTTCATCTTCTAATATTTCAATAGGATCTAAGTCCACCCCAGCTATAAAAAGAAATAGGGCATCTGGAATTCGAACTGGTGGGTCAGGATCATTTACTGTGTCAGACACAGAAGAAACAAAAACAGTTGAAATGGTGTACACACCTGAAAATATAAACGCTTCCTCTTTATTATCTAGAGGGTCCAGCCATATATCCTGGAATCAGGCGGGAGTCATATCAAAGTCTGGTTTTGATAGCCTATATATCAATGGGTCGCTAGTTTCATGGTCAAGTAATATATGGACGTATTTGACAAAAAATCAGCCTTCTCACATTGTTGCGGTATTTACGGCTGGCGGGACAGAGGACATTGTGTTTAATAATCAAGGAATAGCTTCTAAATATGAAGGCATTTCTTTGTATCCATCATCTGTAACAATAAGCCCATCTGTTCATTATGCAATGCATATTGGCTCATATTATGAAAACATATCAAATGAGTCAATGACCATGACAGAAATTGGCACCCCTATATATAATTATGACTTTGTTGTGGTCAAAACCGTATAATCTTGTCAAAGCCTTGGACAAAACCTAGACTTTAATATCAAATAATGGTACAATTAAGGTCTATGAATATCTTAAACCAAAAATCACAGATTCTAGAAGAAACCACACTTGGCATATACGTGTGGGAAATGCCCGATGGCAGATGGATTGGAGACGATGATGGCAACTTCCTATCAGTCACATCCAAAAAAGGAAACAGATCTAAAATGGACGCTTTGGCTAGAGAGGTTCGCTCATACGGTATTTATGAGGGCCAACCTAAATTCCTTTCTGGCAGAAGAAAAATCGATGACGAAGAATTTGAATATCAAAACGAAAGACTAAAGTGGGGCCTAACACCAGACCCTATGGATATTGGTGTTTATAAAGACTCAATGTTAAGAAATGGTAAGGTCAAATGAAAAGGCTAGAATCTATAGAAGACGAAATTGATACAGTATCCACAATTGATATATCAAATACGTCCGACTGGTTTCATTTTCAAAAGCTAGATGGGCCTCAAGATGATCCATTTAAAATTGGCTTAGAAGAAATTAAAAAGTTAAGAGGCCTTGGAACAAACTTTAAACGTAAAATTAATCGTGACTTTTCAAAAGCATTTGTTGGAACAAGCGGAGTTTCAACACAGCAGAATTTATTACAGCAGGCAATTAGCGGGTATGCATTATTTGATCTAGTAGAGCCCACTTATAACCTAGAATACCTTTCAAAAATTTATGAAGTTTCAACGTATAACTACGCAGCAATTAATGCAAAGGTTTCAAATATTGTTGGGCTTGGATACATGTTTACAGAGACATCTAAAGCTAAAGATGCAATGGATGCAATTACAGATGATAAGCAATTAGATAGAGCCCGTGCAAAAATTGATAGAATTAAAACACAGCTAGACAAATGGCTTGATGATTGTAATGAAGAGGAGTCTTTTACAGAGACCCTCATAAAGGCCTACACAGACCTTGAGGCGACAGGAAATGGTTATATAGAGGTAGGACGTACAGTCACTGGAGACATAGGCTATATCGGCCACATACCAGCTAAGACAATGCGTGTGCGTAGATTCCGTGATGGGTTTATTCAGTTGCTCTACGGCAAGGCAGTTTTCTTTCGCAACTTTGGAGACCTAGAAACACCTAGCCCAATTGCTGGTCAAGAAGATCGACCAAACGAAATTATACATTTAAAGAAGTACACTCCAATGAATAACTATTACGGAGTTCCAGATATTATTGCTGCACAACAAGCGCTGGCAGGAAATGAATTTGCAGGAAGATATAACCTAGACTACTTTGAAAATAAGGCGGTCCCAAGATATATTATTACAGTAAAAGGAGCAAAGCTTTCTCCAGAGTCAGAAAGAAAGCTACTAGAGTTTTTCCAAGTTGGACTAAAGGGAAAGAACCATAGATCGCTATATATCCCACTACCAGCAGATACCCCAGATTCAAAAACCGAATTTAAGATGGAACCAATTGAAGCAGGCGAACAAGAGTCTTCATTTAATATCTATCGTAAATCTAATAGAGATGAAATCTTGCTGGCTCACCGTGTCCCAATTAGCAAGATAGGCATCCCAGAAGGAATTAACTTAGCAGCAGCCAGAGATGCAGATAAAACATTTAAAGAGCAGGTATGTCGCCCATCACAAGATAGGCTTGAAAAGAAGCTAAACTATTTAATTGCAGAAAAGACAGATGTCGTACAATTAAAGTTTAATGAACTTAGCCTTACTGACGAAGAGACACAAAGCCGCATTGACGAAATTTATTTAAGAATGCAGGTAATTACCCCTAACGAAGTTCGCATTAGAAAGAACATGACAACCGTAGACGGTGGAGACGAAATGGTAGATTTAAAGCCACAGCAAGTGGCTGATCAAAATGCCAAGTCTACTGGCAACAGATTGCGAGACCAGCAAAGGTCCGCAAATGCCCCAGATAAAAGCGGAGAGGCCAGAAACCCAAAAGGTGATGGTCCAAAAGTCAAATAAGTTTAATCGACTGCTATTTGCGTTAGAGTAGATAAACCTATAAAATTAAGCATATGAACATTGAAAAAGGCCTATGGTCAAGTAATGGCGACAACTTGCACTTGTCAGTACCATTTACTAAAGTCAACCGTGAAAACAGAACAGTCTCTGGTTTTGCAACATTAGATAATGTTGATCAGACAGGTGATGTAGTTACTGCTGAAGCAAGCATGAAAGCATTTGAAAGCTTTAGAGGAAACCTTCGTGAGATGCATCAACCAATGGCTGTTGGTAAAGTAGTATCATTCAAGCCAGAAACATACTACGACCAAACAACAAAAGAATTTTACAATGGAGTTTATGTAACTTCATATATTTCAAAGGGTGCACAAGACACTTGGGAAAAAGTTCTTGATGGTACTCTTTCTGGTTTTTCAATCGGCGGAAAAATAACAGAGTCTGACAATGAAGTTAATAAGGCGGACGGAACACAGGTTAGATTTATCAAGGCTTACGATCTAGTAGAGCTATCAATTGTAGATTCACCAGCAAACCAACTTTGCAATATTCTTTCAATTGAGAAGATGAATGGCCAACTTGTATTCAAGGGTATGGCAGCAGATGTTGTTACAGAAAATATTTTTTATTGTGAAGAAAGCGATTCTGTTTTTATGTCAACAGAAAAAACTTTTGATTCACCAATCACAGGTAAGCCAGCAAAAATTATTGGCTGGGTAGAAAGTTCAGATATGAATAAGTCAAAAGAAATAGATAAGATTCTTGCTTCATTTAAGAAGACAAGATTAGCGTTGCCTGAAACACAAACAATTGCAAAACAGGCAAACGTAGAAGGAGGTAATGAGATGTCAGACGTACAAAATGATGTAGTTGTAGAAGCCGTAGAAGCAGAAACAATTATTGAAAAGTCTGTCGACGTTGTAGAAGAAGTAGCAGCAGTTGAGGCTATTGCAGAAACAACCGAAGACACAACTCCTGCCGACTCCGTTGAAGAAACAGTTGAAAAAACAGCTGATCCTGACTTTGCAAAAATGTTAGGCGATCTTAAGGGATTTTTCTCGGAGACACTCGCAAAGGCTACAGACGCAAATGCGGCTCAAGTTTCAGAAATTAAAGAAACAGTTGAGTCATTCAGCAAGAGCGTAAATGGTCAAATTGCAGAGTTGGCAGAAAAGCATAATGCATTAAGCACAGCAGTGCTAGAAATCAAAGGCACCATTGATGGTGTTCAAAAGCGTGTAGATGCCGTCGAAGGCGACACAGCTATTAAGAAGTCTTCTGATCTTGGCCGTTCAGAGGTTGTAACAAAAAAATCAACATGGAACGGTTCTTTCCTCGGTTCCGTAAATGAAATCTTTTCAAACTAAAGGGTAGGTGAAATAAAAATGAGTAATGAACTATTAGAAAAAGCAGTAGCAGCAGGTACAAATGTAACTGGTAGCTATGCATCCGCAACTGGTGGAACTGGAGTACACACAGCGTCTGAAAATGGCAATGGTGGACTTCTAAACCCAGAACAATCAGCGCGATTTCTAGACTATATGTTCGACGCTACCGTAATTGGTAAGGTTGCACGTACTGTCCGAATGAAAGCAGATACAACAGAGATTGACCGTATGTCTATCGGTGAGAAGCTTGTAAAGCTTGCAACTGAAGCAGACAACACAGGAGTTAACTCACCTGTAACATTCTCAAAAATTTCTTTGACAACAAAGAAGCTTCGCATGGACTGGGAACTTTCAACAGAGTCTCTTGAAGACAATATTGAAGGCGCAGACGTCGAAGATCATATTGCCAGAATGATGGCAACACAAGCAGGTAACGATATTGAAGATTTGATCCTAAACGGAGATACTTCACTAACTGGAGATGCTCTTTACAAGTCATTTGATGGCGCAGTAAAGAAGGCAAAGACTTCAGGTCGCGTAGTAGATGCAGCTGGAGCAGCCGTTTCACGTGCTGTATTCAACTCTGCACTTAAGGCACTTCCACGTAAGTACAAGCAGCGTCGTACAGACCTTCGCTTCCTTGCAGGATCAAACTTGATCCAGGATTACCTATACTCAACATCTAATTCAACAAACTTTGCAAACCCACAGGATATTGCTTCAGGCATCATCCGTGGTGATGTTCCAGTTGTTGGAGGTCCAGCAGGATATGTAGCTCCATACGCATTTGGTATTCCAATCGTTGAAGTTCCACTTCTTAATGAGACACAGGCTGGTACATACGCTAGCCCATCAGGTTCACACGGAGATATCCACTTGACATTCCCAAATAACGTTGTTATTGGTATCAAGCGTGATGTTACTGTTTACCGCTTCTTCTGGCCACGTAAGGACTCAGTCGAGTACACAATGTATACTCGTGTTGGCGTCCAGATCGAGCAAGCAGATGCTTGGGTAGTCGTAAAGAACGTTAAGGTTGCTTCTTAATTAATTAAGAATTAAACTACCGAAAGGCCCCCAATTAATTTTGGGGGCTTTTCATTTTAATTTAACAATGCTATAATTAAAGGACCTAGAAAAAGGAGAATATAAGTATGTCGTTTGACACATTAAAGGTAGCCGAATTAAAAGTAATTGCAGAAGATTTTGCGGTTGACACAGAAGGCTTAAAGAACAAAAAAGACATTATTGCAGCCCTATCCGAAGAAGGAGTTTCTTGGTCAGTCTATCAAAAGACAAAGCAGGAAATTGAAGATAATCTAGAAGAGATTGAAATAATTCCTAGACTAGATCCAAAAAAGGTAGACGCAGACTCTATTTTGGTAAGAATGACAAGAGAGAATTACCGATACGATATTCATGGTCATACATTTACAAAAGAACATCCGTTCGTTGCAATGCCAGAAGAAGACGCTCAAAAAATTTTTGATACAGAGGAGGGTTTTCGTTTAGCGACACCAAAGGAAGTCCAAGACTTTTATCACTAAACGTTAACATAAGTTAATGGCAGAAATATATAAATCTCAAACATCACCAGTAAAGACTAAGATATATTGGGGTGGAGAAATAACAGACGCAGATGGCGCAGTCACTGCAGCTGTAAGCGAGGTGCATGGCAATAATAGCTTTACATTGCTTGCAACCTATACTGCCACAAAACTAGAATCAGACATAGGTACGTATCAAATAACGATACCTTATACCATGACGTCAGTCCCTAAAAAGCTTACAATAAGATGGACATATACTATAGGTGGAGTCCAGGGAGCCAATACTCAAATTGTAGATATTGTAACCCCTTATGTAAATATAGCAGACGTGATAGATGATTTAAATTTTGGAACAGATCAGTCTGACCCTAACTACAAAAATTATAATGAACTACAACTTGCTGAAAAGTATGCTAGAAAATTAATTGAAGCATACACAAACCAGGTTTTTTATCCTTATATTGGAACCCAAGTTGCACAGGGGTATGGGTCAGACATACTTCCACTTCCAATTAGAATAGAACAAATTACAAGATTATATGAAGAAGATGTAAAGGTATTTGAAACAGGCCAAACATCAAATAATTGGTTTTATACACCAATAGTTTCTGAATCAAATTATGGAATTAGAGTTAATATACAAGACCTACAAGATAATTTAATATACTCAGCAAATGGAATGATACCACCTTCAGTAAATAGCAGATCATATTCAGGAACATTTAAGAAAGACTTTAGGTATGTTGTTGACGGTGTCTTTGGTTGGCAGTATGTTCCAGATAATGTAAGAGAAGCATGCAAGATTTTGATGCAACAATATTTTGAAAAAGATCGTGCATGGAAAGACAAGTATGTAAAAAACATTAGCACATTTGACTGGAAGTTTGAATTCATGGAGGATGCACATAGAGGCACAGGAAACCTATATGCAGATCAACTACTTGCACCATATATAACAAACGGTATGGTTGTATTTTAAATGAGCCTGGCAACTTCCCTAATGCCACTTCAGCTTGACATATATCTTCAATCAGATACACAAGATGAAAACACTGGCGCTATCAAAAAAGACTGGGCCTATTCTAAAACAATGCAGTGCTCTGCAAAAGGAATAATATCTAACTCTGGAACAGGCCGTGGCGGTGATAGACAAACCCTTAACACAAAATATTCTAACGAACAGATGCTTGAAATAAGAAGCGTTGATCAGATTACTTATAGAGATAAGATAACAAACATTAGAGACATTAAGGGTAACATAGTTTGGAAAGAATTAGACTTTCCTTCAGAGACCCCAACAGTATTTGAAGTAGTTAGCTCAACACCGATAACAGATCCATTTGGCAATATACTTGCATATAACTCTATTGTTAAAAGATCGGAGAACCAGCAAATTGGAATCTAATGTCGCACTTCTTCGAGCCGCAAGCGGACTAGAAAGATTAATGGCTGGAGCCCCAGTAGGCCCAGTAAAAGATAGCAATGTAGCACAGATATCTGCATTCCTATATCATCAAGCTAATGTCCTTGCCAAATTAGATTCAGACGCAGCATTTAAAAAACTATTTAAGAAAACAATATTTGATAGCATTAATAAAGAGTTTGGTCAGTATATAGATGCAAAGGCAAGAGTAAAACCAAACTCATTGCACCATGTATACGAGTGGAATAAAACTGGGCAGCCTACAAGTAGACTATTCCTATTAAAACAAATAGACTCATCTGGACTATCATTTAAAATAGACTCAAACTTTATTCTTTCAAGATCAGCTGTTCCATCAAGAAACAAAAAGCAAAAGAAGAAATACATATTTGCAAATAAGGCTGATGTAATGGAAGCTGGGCTACCAGTTATAATAAGACCAAAGTCTGCAGAAAGACTTGTATTTGAATTAGACGGAATAACAGTCTTTATGCCAAAGGGCTCGTCCGTAACAGTAAAAAGCCCAGGCGGAAAAGCATCAAGCAATCAATTTAAATTGGCCTACTCACAATTCTTTTCAGGCAACCTAGTGAATATAGCAATCAAAAATTCTGGATTTCAAAACCTATTTAATGCGGGAATGACAAAAGCACTAGCAGTCCCAGGATCAATAAAGAAAATCCAATATTCATTTAGCCCTAACGCAATAAGAGCAGAGGCAGATATGTCATTGGCAAAAGCATTTGGAGGGGCACTATGATAGATTATAATATAGACGCAATGTATGAGATAAGAAAGCACCTATGGCAAGAGCTTATATTGAATAAGATATTCAATGACTCAGATTACTATAGTGATAATATAGGCAAAGAGATTATCCCAATTATCCCAGTCCAGCAACAGCCCGAATTAAATCAATTTTTAAGCGGCAAGAAGCATATAGTGTATGACAAGATAGGCCTATCCTATGAAGACAATTGGATGATATGCTGTGAGAAGATGCTGTTTACCATATATGCCACCGATTTTTCAGAGATCAATCAGATTAGAAATTTAATGCTAGACGTATTTAGAAGAATGGACGACTCAGCCAAAGACCTAAATGCCTCAAAATCAACCCCAAAGATTAAGTTCTTTAATACCATGGTTGTTGAAATATCACCCACTGAGCCATCCCAAGAACTGCAGGGATTTTTGTCTGCAGATGTAATCCTTGAGGTTAAATATGCAAGAATAACAGACGGGGCTGGAAGATTTAACTAGGTTGCTTTTGGGTGCATTATACTCTAAAATTAGTCTTAGAGGAAAAGAGCCTAGCCAGCTTGATTTAAAGTTTTAAAGTTTTAAAGTAAGTCAATATATATATATTTATTTAACAGGAGGTTTTAAAATGGCATCAGCCAAAAATATTTTAGTAGGAGCTTCTCCGCTATTCTTGTCAGCTTCTGATTCAACAACAGCTGGATATGTAGCAGACATGGAGCCAGGAGCAGCAGGTGGCGTAGCATTCGTAACAAAGAACTTAGCAGCAACACCAGCAGTTCCAGCAACAGTTTCATACACAGATACTCTAAATGCAAACGCAGCAGCAGCATCACCAAAGTGGAGAAACGTAGGATTTACAAACAATGGTCTACAAATTACTTACAACCCATCATACGGTTCAGTAACAGTAGATCAGCTTCTTGACTCAGCAAAACTTTTTAAAGAGTCAATGGAAGTTATGATTGCAACAGAGCTTGCAGAAGGTACTCTTGAAAACGTTCTTGCAGTATTTGGTCAAGCAGGCGCACCAACAGTAACAGGAACTGGAGACTCAAAGAAGTCTACAATTGGTATGGAAGCGGGAGCTCTTGGTATTGCACCAACAGAGCGTCAGCTAGTAGCAGTTGGTCAGGCACCTACAGAAAGCGCAACAGCAGCAGAGCGTGTATATTATGCACGTAGAGTTCTTTCTGTACAACAGTCACAGTTCTCTCTATCACGTAACGCAGCAACAACATTCCCAGTTACTTTCCGTCTACTTCCAGTAGCAGAAAAAACTGGCTCTGAATACGGTATCATTGTAGACCGTGTCCTAGTAGCATAATTAATTTAATTAATTAATAGGACCCCCCAAGAAATTGGGGGGTTTCCTATTGCCCTTATATTTTCTATATGATACAATAATTATAAGTAGATCCTAGGAGGATTAAATTGGCAACAACAGTATATGATGTAGAAGAAATTACATTACAAAATGGAGACAAAGTTACGCTTAAGCCTTTAACAATTAAAGACCTAAGAGCGTTTATGGAAGCCATAAATAAGACAGCAGAAGCAACAACAGAAAATGATACGTTAACAGTATTAATTGATGCGTGTGCAGTTGCACTATCTAAACAACTACCAGAATTGGTAAAGGATAGAGACTTACTAGAAGACGCACTAGACGTTCCTACAATCAATCGCATTCTTGAAGTTTGCGGTGGGATTAAGATGGACGACCCAAACCTTCTAGCGGCAGCGGTTCTGGCTGGTCAGAACTAGATCTAGCCGCTTTATTGGGTGAAGTTTTTCTTTTAGGAAACTGGAAGAATTACGAAGAACTAGAAAACAGTCTTTCAATGCCAGAACTGATTCAAACTTTTAAATCAATGCAAAAGTCAGAGTCAGAAAAAAGAAAATTCTTAGCTTCAATTCAAGGAGTTGATTTGGGCCAAGAAGAAAATGAAAATAGTACCACCTTTGAAGATGTTCGAAGAAGAGCACTTGGAGTAAATGCGTCAGCAGATGACGTTATTGGACTACAAGGTTCGTTTGCAGCAGAAGCTGGATTCGGAGTCGGAGCAGGACTGGGGTACTCCAAGGAGTAAAAGTAGTTGGTCGATCAAAATATTAATACCAACATAACTGCGACGGCGAATTTTAGTAGCCTTACAGCGCAGTTACAGGCCGTTACAGCCCAACTCATAAAACTTCAAACGACTACTGTTGGGTTAAACCAAAAGCTTCAGGGTCAAATAGGACAGATGAACAGGTCCTTCGTAGATACTATGCGATCAACGGGCCAGTTCTCTTCCCACTTTGTTACACTATCATCTGATGTAGATAAGTTTGGTAAAAACTTAGACGCAGGCAGAATGAAACTTGGCCAATATTTCAATACATGGCAAAGTCATGCAAAGGGCACAACCAATATAGTAAAAGAATTAGCAAAGCAGCAAGTAATGCTGCAAAATGCTGTAGTACAACCACTTGGTAAAAATGCTCAGGGCTTGATGCAATACAACGTAATGGTTGCACGAGGCTTAGATGAAAACAAAAACAAGCTTCAGCTCTTAAGACAAGAGCAAGCAATAATGAACAAGGTCATGCAAGATGGATCTAATCAATTAATTAACTGGGGTAAGAATACACAGTGGGCTGGTAGACAGCTTACCGTTGGACTTACTGTACCAATTGCTGCTTTTGGCGCAGCAGCATCAAAAGCGTTCAGAGACGCAGACGCCGAGCTTATTAGACTACAAAAGGTTTATGGCGGATTAACTGCATCTACTACTGCTGAGCTTGAAAAGGTCAGAAGAGATGTAACTGGTATAGCCAAAGAGATGGCATCGGCATATGGAGTTTCATTTAAAGACACAATCGCACTAGCTGCAGATCTTGCTGCCACTGGTAAACAAGGCGCAGACTTAATGAAAGCAACACAAGAAACAACAAGACTTGCGGTGCTTGGTGAAGTAGATAGACAAGATGCAATGAAAGCAACTCTTGCTATTCAAAATGCATTTAAGCAAAACACACAAGAGCTTACAGAATCAATTAACTTCCTCAACGCAGTTGAAAACCAGACATCAACAAGTCTTGCAGATCTAACTGAAGCAATTCCAAAAGCTGGTCCAGTCATTAAATCATTGGGTGGAGACGTACAAGATTTAGCTCTCTACCTAACAGCAATGAAAGAAGGCGGAGTAAATGCCTCAGAAGGAGCTAACGCAATTAAATCTGCAATGGCATCTCTCATTAACCCTACAAAAGTTGCAAGAGAAATGTTTGCTGGATTTGGAATTGATATAGCTGGAATTGTTACATCTAATGCTGGAGACCTAACAGGAACAATTGTTGCACTACAGAAATCTTTAGATAGCCTTGATCCACTAAGCAAATCAAAAGCAATTGAGCAGCTATTTGGAAAGTTCCAGTTTGCTAGAATGTCTGCTCTGTTTGAAAACCTTGGAAAAGAAGGAAGCCAGACGCTGCAGGTTTTAGATTTGATGAAAGCCAGCACACAAGAATTAGCAGCTATCTCTGACCGAGAATTAAAAATGATGACAGAGTCTGCATCTGGTAAGTACCGCAGAGCTCTAGAATCAGTAAAGGCAGACCTTGCTGTTATTGGAGAATCTTTCTTAAAGATAAATACTTTTATATTAAATGTTATTGATGGAATTGTTAAGTTTGTTGGAAAACTTCCTGGACCAATTAAATCTATATTAACATTTGTGGGCGGACTGACTGCAGTTGCTGGACCACTTATCATGCTTACTGGTGTGCTTGCAAACTTCTTTGGATACATAGTAAAGGGAATGTTTAGCCTAAAGCAATTCTTTAAAGGCGGAGAGCAGTTCAAGCTTCTAACCCCAGAGCTAGTTGCAGCAGATGCTGCAGCAAAAGCAGTAGGAGAATCATTCTATAGCGATGCAAAGGCAGCAAAGGTATTTGAAGATGCAGTACTAGCACTGTCTAGATCATTTGATATTTTGCAAACAAAAGCAGCAATGGCAACACAGGCAACTCACTCAAGTGTAAACGTTAGCACAATCGCAGGTAATGCTGTCACTTCAGGCGCAGGGTTTGATAGAGTTGTTGATAAAGACAGCCCTTATTTGGGCAAGCCTTACTCTAGAGATATGTCTCACACAATTCCATCTGGACAAGAACAGCTTGGAACAATATTTGGAGTAGTTCCTGGAACTGGTCCAGTAAATAGAAAGATTAGTAATAACCCACAGATGTACATGGACGGAGATCTTCCAAGAGTTCCTGGAGTAACTTCTGTAAACAGCGTTTCAACAGGCATAGTGGCAAGCGAAGCCGCAAAGTGGCACTCAATGACAGCGGCAATTGCAATGCAGTCAAAAGAAGAACTTGCATTACTTAAGCAAGAAGTTGCTGCAACTGGAACTGTAACAGCAGAACTATCCGCATCGTATTCAGCAATGCTACCACCAATGGTAGAGCTAACATCTATGGCAGCTGCAGAAGGTGGAGCAATTGTAGCAGAACTTAAGGCTGGCAAAATAACTGTAGATCAGGCAAGAGCAAAGATTATTGCACTCAATCAACAGGTAGAAGCAATGATGGCAGAGACATCCCAGATGGTTGCAGCAAGCATGGGAAGAACAATTAATCTTACAACAGTCCCACTGACGTCACAGCCAACAGTAGATCCAATAACTGGAAAATCTAACATGAAAGAAATGTTCCACAAAGGAACAACAAAGAATCTTGTAGATAAGATTGCAAGATCTCTTGGAGTTAGAACTTCTGGCGGAGGCTACAGTACAGAAACAACAAAGCCTATTATTAGAAGAAATGAAGGTGGAATGGTATACGATCCTTCAAAGCATGGATCAGTTGTACCAGGACCAGCAAATGTAGATTACGATATGATCCCAGCAAAACTTCCAGAAGGAAGCTATATACTTAATCAAGAAGCATCACGTAAAAATCCTAGCCTAGTAAACATGGCAAAGAACAAATACGCAGGCGGAGGAAAAGTTGTAGATGCAATATTAACACCAAGAGAAACATACTTTGACCCAGAGTTCACAGCTGCAAATAAGCCAATGCTTGATAGAGCAAATAGTGGATCAAGAATTGAATTTAATTCTGGTGGATTCCTTGGCGGAATGGTAAGAAGCGGAATTAGAAATTATGGAAAGATGCAAGACATGTTCCCAGCTCAAGCAAGTGGCTCATATGAACTTAATAAAACATCAGAGTATTTAGACTTCTTAACAAGCAATTCGTATCAAGATGACATTGTTCCTAACCTAATTCAAAATGATGCTGCTGCTATATTAAATAATTCTAAAGACATGAATATGACACCAACCCAAGCAGTCGATATTGCAGAAAAAGCAGTAAAGGCATCTATTGAAAGTCATAAAGAATATGTAAGAACTGGTAAAGGCTTAACATACACAGAGTCTCAAAGAAAGTTTATGCATGACAATTTTCCTGAGCTTGTTATAACAAGACCAAACGGAATGAATGATGTTGATTGGAATAAAGAAAAAAAGAAGAAAGCTGGCGGAAACGCAACTATAAGAAAAAGCATCCTGTCTGTATTAAAAAAGAGATACCCAGGCTCTACAATATATCATGACCGTGACCGTGCACATATAGAAAGAGGCACAGGAAATATTGCAGCAAGAGGATACTTTGGAGAAGCAGCACATGATCCATTCAATAGATTTGGAAACAGACTGCATCTAAGAGGAATTATAGATGACACAGTGCCATTAACCAGAGATGAGGCTTTGGCAAGAGCGCATAAGCTTTCTGTAGCTTTAGGATTTAAAGACGTTGATGATTACAGAGCACACGTACCAGTAATTGAAAAATGGCTAAAAACTGGAAAGTGGAATGGAAGAGGCCCGATACCAGAAAATCTTGTACGTGCACTTGGTGGAGATATGAAGGTATTTAGAAGTTCAGGAACGCCTTCTAAATCAAAAACACAAAGACAACCAAGAACAATTATGATCAGAGGCAGAAAACTCCAGCTTGCTAATGATGGTGGAATGATTGGCGGAATGGTAAGTCAAGGAAAGTATGCTTATGGAGATCCTGCTGCAGCTGCAAGATTAAAAGCATTTGCAGATGCACAGCAAGTAAGAAGAACAGCACAGCATCAAAAAAATCTTGAAAGATTCCCTTGGATTAAACCACAGATTGATGCATATCGAGCATCTAAAAAAGGACACTTCCTTGGAATGCCAAGGGGAATTAAAGCAGTAGAAGAGCAAAGAAAAGCAAGACTTGCAATGGAAGAAATTAATTCCTCAGTGATGACAAGCAGATTTGCTGACATGGACCCGACTGATTTTGGAATGCTTGTTTCCCCAACTACTGGAAGAAGCTTCCCAGTTTCTGGAATTGGCGGATTATATAAAAAGCCAGATGGTTCTATGGTATTTGTTAAACCAGTAATGGATGAGACAGCTGCTTTGGCGGAACAAAGAGCAACAATAATTGCAAGAGAAGCACATGGATTAAATGCACCAAGACAAGATATTAAAACAATGATAGATCCAACAGATCCTACTGGTAAGAGAAAATTAATTGTTTTAGAGTCACCATTTGATGAAGCATTTGCAAAATCAAGTGGAACATTTACACAATCAGAATACTTCAAACAGCTCGTAGCAGCGAATCTAAGAGGAGATAAAGATCTTAGTGCAAGTAACCTATATGGCTCAACTTTAGCCGATGTAGGGACTGCTGGTGTATTTAAAATGGCATCTGGCAAGAGGTCATACGCAAGTGATATGCCATCAATGTCTGATCAAGCTCGTATTAACCTATTAGGCGTTAAGGGTGGGGCTAAAAAATTCTTTGCTGAATCTACATTAAATATTCCAAAGGGGATGAAAGCAAAAGACTATCATGAAGCAATGATTGCTGAGATAGATAGTGTTCTTCCTAAATTAGAAAAAACAATAGCTCAGTTTGATTTGAGTATAGATGAAAGACAATACTATAGAGCAATGATAGATAGACTAAAGGCTGGAAGAAATGTTAACTGGGAAGAATTCCATGGCATCCATTCTGCAGTAAAGACATCTGCTACAAAAGCATTATCCCCAGCTGCACTTCTCAAATTAAAAACAGAATCAGAATTAAGAATGAGACAAAGAGGACATGCTGCTAGCTTGTCAGATAATGCATTTAAGAACGATGCCAATGGATTTAATATGGGCGGAATGGTTCAAGCAAGAGCAATGGGCGGACCAGTAAATTCTGGACAGCCATATCTTGTTGGAGAAAAAGGACCAGAACTATTTGTTCCAAAAAATAATGGTGGAATAGTTTCAAACTATGCTCTTGGCGGTATGGTTAGGTCTAATAAAAATGGCTATGGAAAGTATTCTGCATTCCGTTCAAAAGTTAGAGGCACTGGAACAATAAGAACACCAAAGCTAGATGCAGAGGGAAATATTATTGCTCCAGATCCAAGTTCTGGCATGGCCTCATCAATGGCTGGAATGGCCATGATGATGGGTGGTCAACAAATCGGAGGTACCGTAGGATCTGGTATGACCTTTGCTGGAATGGCAATGCAAATGGCACCACTGCTTCCAATGTTAACTAAAGCAAGAACCTATATTGCTGGTATGGGTGGCGCTCTAA